TGGTCGAGTAATGAACTATCGCAATAACTTACGCATGCCATAGGTTTGAAGTATTTAGAATTGATACGCGGCTTTTAAATAGGATGCCTCGTTTATTCCTACGGCTCAATAGTGTATTGCAAATATACTAAATTATTCTTGATACAAATTAACGTTATCTTGAGTAAGCAGCCTATCTTCGTCTTGCGCAAGTATAAACGGCTCGTCGCCTAAATCCAATATCGAAGGTAGGCAATTAGCATCGGCAGCCGTGCAAACGGTCTTACGCACCTTGTCGTTCTTTTTATAAAGGTCGATAGTAATGCTTCCTAAATCGTTAGCATCATTATACTCAATATCGGGGAAATCTTCTTCAGCTGGTGCGTGAAGTTCGCCGTTAACGTATAGGTTATCGAAATAGGTTATAATAGAAAGAAAGTCGAAAACATATTCGGGCAATTGACCAAAATAAAAAGACACTTTTTTACGAACGTCAGCGAATGAAGTTACCGCCTTACCGCTTGCATATCTGAAAAGGTCTACATCGGTGTTGTATTGCGCCCTAAAGCGTCGCCCCTCTAAACGAATACCCGGTAAGAACGATGTGCCATTAAACGCTAAACCGAATTGATTTTCAGCATTGCAGCCCTCGAGCTTAAAGTAACGGCATGAATCCGAATAATCGCCTATGCTTATTAGGTCGCTATACTTGTCATAGGTTGCCCAATTCTTATCGGCTCGAACTGTAATGCGCTTAACAGTTATTTCGCCGTCAAGGGACGCGCCGAACTGTTGCCCCAATAAACCAACCGCGCCGCCGCTTGTTACCGTTATAGTGAAGTTGTAAGTACCCGCCGTGCTTATTGCGCTGCCATAGGTTATGCCGTCAACTTGCAAGCGAAGGCGAGCGTTAGCAATTGATTCAACTTCGATTTCTACATAGTAGTCCGTGTCAGCACAAAGCTCGGTAACAGAAAGTAACTCCGCTGCATTGCTCAATGCAGTTAAATCGATTTGAGCCTCGCCGCCCCCAATGTTCCAATTGTCTGTTCCTGTTACAGGATTCGATGTCCATCCGATTGGCAAGCAATCCAAGCATAAAGGATTACCGTTAAAATAAGGGTTATAAATAAAATACTGACCGCATGTGTTGGTACAATAGTCCGCAATGCCTAAACGATAGCAGCCAGCTTCAATTTCGTAATCGCTCATTGCAACAGCCGCAGTTAGGTATTGTTGGCTCGTTGTAATTACTGGGTCAAGCACTTGAACTACTGCCAATGTTTGCGCATCTACGATACCCGCGAACAAACCGCCGTTAGGAATCGGCACAACGCTATCAATAACAAAAGAACCTTCGAACGGCTGTGCGCCGCTACTAAATGTTATTATAACCGAGTTAAGCGTTAAATCGGAAGTCGTTAAATATAGCGTATGCGTACCCGGTGCGGTTACGTCTAACGATGCGCCGCCAAAGATACCCACCTCGAGCACACCAACAATATCGCTTACCGTTATTGTTACAACGAAATTTTGTACAATGTCATAACGAAAATACCCTATTAAATAATTACCAGTTGTTGAGCCGTAGCCCGTAATCGTGCTGCCGTCTTGCGTCCACGGTGCTGTTAGTGTTTCGGCTGCAAACTCAACCTCTCCGCATTGCCCCGCCTCAAGCTGCCAAAATAGTTGGTCGTTAAAGTCTACCAACTGCGAATACTCCGAGCCACAGCCCTCGCAGCCTTCAGGAAGTACGGTGTTAAAGATTATCGGTTGGTTTGGAATCGATGTATAGCTCATGGAAGTAACTTGTTAGAACGTAACTCAAACTGCGCAGCCTTGCGCATTACTGATTCAATCTGAATGTTTTTAATGTAGGTCGGTATAACCGCTAATGAATCGTCCTGCCTACCTAATAGTATAGGCTTGGATGTTTCGCTCGTTATAGCATTTATTTCAGCCATTGTAAGCGGTCTTTTAAACTTATATAGGTACGCTTGCACATCGTCTATATTAACGGGTTGTAAATCTTCCGTAGGGTTGTTTTGATTTAACGGCACGGCTGTTAAACTCATATAACTATTTTGCCCTCCAAAAGTATCGACGATGCGAATAGGTACATTAACGCCGTTTTGAGTTTGAGCGTAAAAGTTTGCGCTAATCTTGTCGCCTTGATTACAAACGTAGGTTGTAGTTACCGTAACAAGCGAATAAGATGTGTAAGCTTGCGTTAACGTCGGAGTCGAAGCGGTATCGGATATGATTGTATCGTTGGCATCGCGGCGCGTTATTGAACAATAATTCGAAACGTTACCTACCAACGGGTCGAAACCAGCATCGCGAATTAATTGTAATGTTATAGTGTAAATACCTGCAAACGGGCAAACGTATGAATCGCCGCTAAACAAATTGTTAGGGTCGTTATAATCGTTCGTGAATGGAATAAATACGCCGTTCCAATCGAAATAATTTTCGAATGCTGTATTGTTCGCATCAAATACGGGAAAAGGAAACGCCCCTATCCTAACCTCGCAAGCTGCGTCGGCTGGGTTGAAAGGGTTAGTTAAGAAACTGAATAAGCTGTTAGGGTAACCGCTTAACCAATTGCTCGAAACAAATATATTAGTATATAAACCGTTGTATATTGTTTGACCTATCGAATAGGGGTCGTACTGTTGCGCTATAAAACCGTTTGGCGTAAAGAAACCCTCGTACCTACTTTGAATAACAAAATTGTTTAAGTCGTAGCTCGGCGATGCGAAGCGTATAACATCCTCAATCACGTTTGCATCGAATACTATATAGCCGCTTTTTAAATTCAATACGTTCGATGTATTGCATTGACCAATGAAACCGAACGTTTCTTCCCTAAACGCTCTAAACGGCGTTTGTACGAACGTGCAAGGCGTATTACCCCCATCGCATTCGGCTTGCTCCAAATACGGGTCGCATCCAAAATCTACCGAGGCGTATAGCTTTGAAGTATCGAACTTCATCTCGATAGCGGGCTGGTCATAAAGGTTAGCCGAGGCGGTCGTTTGCTGAAAGTAGCTAATAGGCTCAATCCTTAACAGCGGTCGCCCGTTGGCTTGACGCTCGAAGCCCATACCTAAATTTAGCTTTTGCTTCATCGCAAGGTAAAGCCGCTCAAACGTTGCCGTCATTTCAACGGGCTGTCGTAGGCGTAGGCAATTGCCTTGCGTGTAAACTGGCAGACTCGTATCCGGGTAAGTGTATGAAAAGAAATTCGATGCGAAATCTATAAGCCCGTCGCCCATGCAATTTACCAAATGTTCAAATACATCGTAAAGCGCGTAGCCGTATGCGAACTGTGTTTCATATACGCTTGTCGCTGGGTTGTAAATATCGAACCTACGCATTACGGGTGGCACTATCGTAGTGCCGTTTTTTGATTGCGTTATCTGTAGTGAAAACGGTATCGACTTATTATTATTAATCTTGGTGCTAAACGTTTCATCGTAAACCTTTGTTTTTACTTGACATTTATCGAGTAAGAAAACTGATTCAGTCGCAATGATATAGCCATCGACCAAACGCTCCCAAGTTCCCGAACTGCAAAGGTAAAGCACCGATACACGCACCAATTCACAATAGCCCGAGGTTTCGAGTTTCGTGTATAGGTAACCGAACACATCACCGCCAAAGGTTAGCTCGTTATCAAACGAAACAATACGCGCCCCAATGGTATCGTCCTCGGTTATATTAATGCCGAAGTCTTCAGGGTTTAGCGGTTGCCCTCGGTCGAGGTCGTCAATTAGAAACTTTAATTCTACTGCCATGAGTAACGCGAATCGCCGCCATTAATGTTTACAATCGTGTTTTTATTGCGCATATCCTTACGCAAGCCTTTTAATTCGCGCTCCATCGATTTAGAGTTTAATGAAGCATTAACCGTTATGCCGTCGCGCTTGTTATTCATTGCGTAGTTAAGTATTGCAGGGCGAACGTAACGCTCTTCGATTAAACGTTTAAAAGCCGCGCTCGAGGTGTTGATAGCATCAAGCTCGCGGCGGTTACGCCTTACCGAATCCTTATTAACCACAAATTCGCCGCGCTCGGCTTCGATTAGCGTACCGCCCGCTTCGTGGCTCTGACCGCCTACCATACCCCCGCGTTTAAACTTTGGTAGCGGTTGCGCTGCGATTGCGGCAACGTTAGCAGCACCGATTACACCCGCTAACACTTGGAAAGGAATAGCCGCAGGGTAACCGAGTTGCGCACCCGTCTTAACAATAGATGCAGCTGTATCGATAATTGCATTAAATATATTCAATGCCTTTTCCTGTTTAGCTTGCTTTTGCTTTTCCGCTGCTATCTTCGCTTGTGTGCGCTTTTCTAAAGCCTCGCGCTTATTCGCTTTAGTTACCTCACTATCGAGAGAATTGTTAATCGCCTCGAGTTCCTTTTCGCTTGTGCTTTCAATTTCTGCTATTCTATTCTCGGTTAGTTGGCTTTGAAACTTTAAGATACTACCGAGCGCGTCAGCCGTTGCGCTGGCAATCTGAAAAGCATTGTCTATAGCTTGGTCGGTTGACTTTTTGCGCTCGGCTCGAATCGCGGCTTGTGTTTCGGCTTCGATAAGTAGAATCTGATTATCTGCTTTCGCTTTATCGTCAACCGTTAGCCTGATTGCATCAATTTGTTTCTTTGCCTCTAATTCAATAAGCTGAATACGGCGTTCAGATGTACTCCCCTCTTCAGCTTCCAATCGTTTTAGCCTATTAATTTGACCGTCGACTAATTGTTCTGATAAGCCTTCGAAGCCCTTTGCCCTTTGTTCATCGCGTTTCTTTTTTTCTTCAGCAAGCCGCTCGAGTTCCTTTTGGTATTGTTCTTCTATTGCAAGTCTTGCATTTTTGCTAAACTCTGCGTTCTGCTCTTCTAATTTAGCTATCGATTCATTGCTCGCCTTCTTTATATCCAACTCCAATTCAGCGCGTTCTTTTGCTTGCTCTTTTGCTTTATCGGTCGCCTCTTTTTCTGCTTCTGCTCTAATAACTAAAATATTATTCGACGCTTCTTGTACTGCGTCTGCGGCTTCCTTCTGCGTTTGCAAAAATTTATCGCGTTGCTCTTTATCGAGGTCAAGTATTTTAGATTGCTTCGCTTCGAAGTCTTTTAATATCTTTTGGTTTGCAGCAATTACAGCCTTTTCTCGTTCAATCTCAAGCTGCGCTGTATTTCGACCCGCTGCCTTTTCAACTTCAATGCGCCTGTTATAACCGTCAACTATTTGTTTCGTTGCATCGGCTTGGCGCTTGGATGCGTTTTCAAATGCAGCACCAGCTCGCTCGGCTTCGCTCGATGTGCTAATCCAATCTTTAATTGTGTCTATTACATTGCCGATTGCATTTGATACAGATTTAAAACCGGGTATCGAATTTTGCAATGCCGCCTTAACCTTATCAAAATTGTTTATTAAAGCAATTAACCCAACGGCTAAAGCACCAACGCCAGTAGCTAATAAAGCAATTCTAAACGCCTTTAAAAATCCTGTCGACTGACCAACCGCTAAACCGTAAGCCTTTTGAGCCACGGCTGCGATTCCTGTCTTTTGTGCCGTTTGGTCGAGTAAAATTAAACGCGCTTGCTCAATACCTGAAGTAATGGCTGTAATCGCTTGGAGCTTAACGAGCGTCTTTTGTAGTTCCTCGTTTTCGTCCCCGAACAATGCCGCTGCACCTTCAACAACTTGAAAGGCATTCCCGACTAATTCAACGTTTTGTACTACCGTACCGAAGCCCCTCGAGCGTTCAACGAATGAATCTACTTGTTTATCCGTTTCAACAATCGCGCGTTTAACATTTGATACCTCGCGAACTAAATCCTTAAATTCTTGCGTGTTTGATTTGCCTGCGAGGGCTAAATCGTATAGCTTATCTTCAAGCTCGCCTATTCGACCCGTTGCGGCATCTGTTGATTTGGCGTATAAGTCTACGGCTCTATCAGCTGCAATAATAGCCGACTTGTATTCGCCGACAGCCCTTGCAATATCTTCAAACTCTTGAGTAGCTCTTTGACCAGCTACTGATAATTCGCGTAGCCTATCTTCATATTTAGCTACATCTTGCGCTGATTGAATTAAAATCTTATTTGTCTTTTGGGCTTCGCTATCAAACTTTTTTAAAGCATCCGTATTTAACTTTAGCCCATTCGTTAACGTAGCAACCTCTGTATTTAGGTTTTTAATCGCGCCTTTTAATTGCTGGTTAGCAAATGCGTTTGCAGCTCCTTTTGAAGCGTTTTTAAATTCTTCTACAAACTTTGTTGAGGTTTGCTGCGCTGAAGCTACTACAGCATCGTTAGCCTTATTTACTTCATTAACTACAGCCTTCAGGCTCGATGCCTCGGCTTCATAAATTATTTCAACCTTTGCCGCCATTGTTTTGAGCCTTTATTGCTGCCTCAAATTTAAGCAAATAAACCGAAACATCTGAAGCCATTAACTCATTAAACTCTGAAATCGAACCCCCTGCGAGGTTCATTACTTGCTCTCTGAAGTTGTCGGCTGTTCTTTTAGCGCGGCTTTGCGGTGAGAGGTCAGCTGCCGAAGTGCCTCGTTGAGCTTTCGTACTTCCGTTGTGTTGTACTCCCAAAGCGTTTGAAACTCTTGCGCTGAAATATTGAATAAGGGCATCAGCGGCTCGATACCCAAGCTGTAAAAAAAATCGTGAGCGCCCCCTTTACTCAACTCTTCGAATAGTGTTAGTTTCTGTTGATGGATGTCCGGGTTTATTTCTGCGGGGTTTTCGTCGCTTCGAATAATCCAAGTCGCAGCAATGTTTAGCAATAGGTCGCGGTGTATTACCGTGTTTTGCCGTTCGCGTATAACGTGAATGTAAGCACCCATCAGCGCGGCGGTCTTTGGGTTAGATAAACCAGCGGATAAAGCCTTTTCCATTTCGGTTAGTATCTTATCCATTTCCGAGCCGCTTAACCCGCTACTCAATCGCTCGAGTAGGCTCATGCTCATTGCGAACCTTTCGAGCGGCATGTTAACCTCTTTCGGGAATCGATAGTAAGTATGTCGTTCGTGTTTAAATACTTCTACGAGGTTGTAGCTTGTTTTTTGCTTACGATAAAAGCGGGAGCGCAAACGCTCGATTAATCTTTTCGTGTATCTCATTTATGCTGTCTTTAATCCCTATCTCGCTGCCATTCACTAAACGTATTATCGTTTCGGTTTGGGCGCGGTAAATGTATTCAATCTCGTTTATGTTAACTAACAAATCCGTCCACCCTAAATCGCGTTGCGTTGCCTCGGCTAATTGTTCGTCCTCTGTGTTTAAGGATTCAACTAACCTCGATTTAACGCGAATAAACATAAGCCTACCAATACTCATGTGGGCATTGCGCGTCTTCTACTCTCGTTTTAGCTGGCAGAAAACAGCCGCACTCATTACAGGCGTTTAGCCATTTGTTTCGGTGCTGACAATGACCACAAACACTCATGCGGTCGCGGCTGCGTTGGCGCGTTTTCTTATCGTCCTTAAGCCATAGCCACCAACCGAGGAAAATATATTTAATGCGTGTTAACATACGATGCAGTCAAGTAGGTTAGTAACACCTTCGGGTTCGTAGTTTGTGTTCGTTACTGCGAACGTTATGCAGCTGTATTCAATCTCACAAACCGTGAACTTTGAGCAATCGCGTAGGCTTATCGTGTAACCTTGTAAGGGGTCAACCTTTAAGCCTGTAATCGTTAGCAATCCATCGCCGTCGCTTATCGCTTCAAACGTTTGCACCTTGCGCGTTGCGTTATGCTTAACATCGATAACATAACCCGTGTTAGGTTGCGCCCATCCAAACGAAAGAGAACCGAGGCAAGCATCGACTATTATGCCAGCGTCTAAACAATTACTACATACGCTCATAAGTATCTTTTTAGTATTGCGTTTACAAAGTAACGAAAACAATCTAAATAGTCAGCACGTTCGGTTAACTTTCGACGGTTAACTTTTATAATCGAGCCATTAGCGTCGCATTGCACTTGTTTAGCATCGAACACAAAGCCCTTACACCGCTTACTATTTACCTTAATATCCAAACGCCGCAATGCCGAATTGCAATCGACGCGGCTATTTTCGTGCTTTGGATTACCCGGTATTATAAACTGGCTATCGCTCATATGTAGTAAGCGTTTAATCATTGTGTATGCGCTTGAGTTATCGCGCTGTTGAACCGTGCCACCGCGCCCCATCGCATCGCCTGTAATGCGTATTAAACCAATTGGTACGCCTAACGCTTTCACAGCATCGCAGAACGCCTCGATGCTTCCTTTCTCGATTCGTATTTCGTCCACTACTTTAGCACCGCCGCTCGTTTGTTGAATCACTAAAGCGCATAGCGGGTTAATATTGAAATCGACCGAAACGAATACAGGTATATTCGGGTTAAGCGTTGCGTTATCGTCAATGTGCTTATCGTCGTTCCACTCATAAAGGAATTGGTTTGCTACTTCATCCATAACGTCCCAATCCCCTTCGACAAATCGCGCATATTGAATAGGCGGTAACTCTTTTAAGGCTTCAAGGTATTCGGTCGGGATGTGTGGGTTATCGGTAATCTTTGACGGTATAAACGCCCAACGCTCGGGTAGCGTGTTATCGATGTAACGCTGGTATATAACCGTCTTAACCCAGTTTTGCGCGGGGTTGCACGTTGCTAAACAAACGATAGGCGGCTTACCTTGCGCTTTATTCCAACTTCCAATCCTTTCCTGTACTTTGTAAAACGTTGGTTCTTGTAGCTCGTTTACTTCATCCAAGCCCGCGCCGTTAATCTCTAAACCCCTGAATCGGTTGAGGTCTTTATCTTCATCAAAACTTTCAGCCATAAAGATAAGCTCCGACCCGTTAATGAATGTTACTACTTGCGTGTCCCTATTCCAGCTCTTAATGTAATTGCTAACGCCGTCGACCATTATCGATGTAAAGCTCGGAAACGTGGTGCGCTTTAAGTCGGGTAGGCTTTTACGAATAATAGCCCAACGGCTGCGAGGGTATGCTAAACAAAGGGATGTTAATGTTAGAAGTAGCCAATACGTTTTACCGCCGCGTATCGCCCCACCGAATACTATAACGCGCTTATCGCCGCTTAATGCTAAATCGTAGGCTATCGTTTGCCGTTCGGTTAATCGGTAGCTCATTCATTCGGTTGGCTCGGCTCGGTGCGAATAATTACCAGCGGCTCGGTTGTATTAATAGTGCTTTCGCCGTTATTGCTCCAACGCCCTCGCTGCCTATTCGCTAACCAATGTTTAGCCGCCGCCGTGTCAGATGGTAGCTGTTTGCGTAGCTTTACTATATCTCCGTCCTTCGTTACCGCCTCTTCAACTATTGTTACACCTAACGCACGTTCGTACATAGAACGCGCTACTTTAGCGTCCGCGTCCTCTTTTCCGCGCGTTAATGACTCTAAAAATGTGGGCTGGTCTTTTTTCCAATTATTAAACGTTGCCTCGCATATATCGAACGCCGCAGCCATTTGCACATCGTTAAGCCCTAATAGCGCGAGGTTAAACGCTCGTTCGTCGTATTCGGGTTTATAATCGGTCGGTCTACCTAACTTCTTTTTCATCGCTTGTTACGTGCTTTGCGGTATTTATCGGCTTCAGCGTACGCTATCGCGGCGGCTTGTTCGCTTGAGTAACCTTCGTTAATTAGTTTACGAATGTTAATCGATATTACGGTTTGGCTGTCGCCTTGAAATAATGGCATTATGCTAAAATTATATAGTGTCAATTTATGCGTGGCTTAATTCGGTAAATATGCGCCCTTCGTGCTGGGCGTTAAGGCTGTGTCCGTTGGTAACGATTTGGTTGTATTGACGTGGATAGATAACAAGGTCGTGAAGCTTGCCCGCTACGAACGCTTTAAGGGTATATGCGTTGTTTTTGTCGCGGTCTTCAATGCTTAATATCATGCCGAACTTATACTCGGGTTCGTCGGTCGGTAGTATAACCTTGTTAACCTCTGCAAAACCTTTTAAATCCTTTTGCGTGAATGCTACGGCTACGTCGTACTCCAAACCGGGATGCGTAACATACCCGAAGTAATGCGGTTTGCCGTTAACCTCTGAATCAATAAATACGCCAGCTCGTAGTCTTCGTGTCATAAATTGTAAGTATCAATGCGTTTCTTAACCATGTCGATAAAACGCTCCATCATTGCGCCATAAAAGCTGTTAAAGTCTTTATAACCTTCGGGCGCGTGTTCAAATAGAACGTAAAGCGTTGAGCGTAACCGCTGGCTCGGTGTCTTACTTCCAAGCTCGGCGGCATCGAGCTTTAGGTTATTTAAAAGCTGTTCGTCGTTATAATTAAACTGTTCGCCCTTAAATGCCATAACACCTACGCCGCCCATCCATTGGTTAAATAGCGCGCTCGTTTGCTCGGGTGTTAGCTCCTGCGTTCCGATTGTTACTTTAATCGTCTTATCGCGGCGCGTGGCTACCGATTCAATCGCACACGGTATCGTTAATAGGTTAGCATCCATATTCGGGTTCGTGTTTGCGTTTAACCTTTAATCCGTCCATGTAATCGTAAACCATGCGCCGAATCGTTGAACGGTGCGAGGCTGGGACGCGAAAGGTAATGTTAACAGTTGGCTCGCCGTATATTTGCTTTGCCCCTGCGCCCTCTCGGTAACCGCCGTGTCCGTTTGTCTTTTCGCTCGATTCCATTTGTGCAAATATAGCTAACTTTTGATTATGTAACACAATTCGATGTTCTTTTTTTTCAGTAGTACAAGCCAATCGTAGCAGCGTTGTAGGTATGTGCGTCGAATGCTTGAGCGTTCGGGTGCGCTATTTAGTTGCGTTGCATAGCTGCGATGCGTTCGCGTGGTGCTGTGATATGTTACACAGCCATCGGTTAGCGTTGCCTCGCTCGGTTCATAGTTATTCATTCGCTCGATTAATTGTTCTTCGATAGTCAAAATGGTTGTTTATTAAATTGGTGTTGAATAATTCGTGCTTCGTTTTCACTAATAACCGTTGTTATTGATTCGTAAACAAGTTTTATATTATAAGCTAATTCATAAAACTCTAATTGTTTTGCGTTTTGTAAAGCCCAAAAACATATATCTAAAAAATATTCGGTAGTTAATTTAGAATTACCACCCGACGAATAGCCCATCCAAAACCCATCTAAAAGTCCCATAGCATCATGATTCCAATCGATAAACCTATCATTATGCCCTAATAAATTATTTTTTAGCATATCAAATGAAGCTCCATCGGTAGGGTAATTTTCATCATTTATTGAGTAAAATTCTTTATTAAACCAGTCCTTTTGTTCTTTTGGCACATATAATAGTTTTGTTTTCTTTTTTGTCATAAATCAAAACGGCGTAAAATCAAAAGTTTCATTCGGCTGCATTGCTTTCGGCTCGTGGTTTCTATCGACCTCAACAGGCAAATAAGAGCTACCACCCCCACCCCCACTATCGTAGAAGCTCGTTAATGTGCTATTGTGCTTAAACCGTACTTCGCCCGTCGAGCCTTGTCGGTGCTTTTCGAATAGGTAAAACACATCCGAGCTATAAGGGTTGCCAGCTTCATCGTTCAATCCGTAGTATTCAGGGCGATAAACAAACATCACGGTATCTGCATCTTGCTCAATGCTACCCGATTCGCGTAGGTCTGAAAGTATCGGTCTTTTATCGGCGCGTTGCTCGACCTGCCTGCTCAATTGCGCAAGGGCTATAATCGGTATGTTTAATTCTTTTTGCGCGGCTTTTAATGTTCGGCTTATCTCGGCTACTTCAGCCTCACGATTACCGCCTCTAAAGCCCTCTATCGTCATTAACTGCAAATAGTCGATTATTGCCCATTTGCAATTATTCTTACGTGCCTCGCGGCGCATTATCCTTATAGCCTCATGCACACCACAGCGCGGCTTATCGTAAATCGTTATCGGTAGCTTTTCGACCGTTCCTATCGTTGTTTCAAAAGCGTGTAATTCGGGCTGCGATAGGTTGCCATCGCGAAGCCGTGCGCTGTTGATTGTATCGTTTGAATGCTGAAGTATCAACCGCTGGCAAAGTTGGCTTTGATTCATCTCGAGGTTAAAGTATATACCCGGCTCATTGAACTGGCAGGCATGGTAAAGCGCGAGAGCTGTTTTACCCATTGACGGGCGACCCGCTAAAATTATAAGCTCGGGATGAAAGCCGCCCGTAAATCGGTTTAATGCTGCGATGCCTGTATTTAGTCCGCTCGTTTTACCGCTTTGATGTAATGCGGCGCGGCGGTAATATGCTTGTCTTTCTTCGTGCGTTAGCTGAAGCGTTGTTATGATGTTATCTGTAGGGCTACCGTTTTCGATTAATGTATTAAGGCGTTTAATGATGTTAACGGCTGTTTCGCCGCCGCTTCGTAGCTTACCCAAACCTAACGCCTCTTCGGTTAGTATGTGGTTTATATTGCGTTTAATGTGTTCGTCTTTGAGTAGGCTTATATACTCGTTAATCGGTTCGGAGTAGCTTAACTCATTGCCCCATTGGGTAACGTTTGAAATTTCTTGCGGCGTTAATGCCTTATCGGTTAAAGCGTATTTTCCGAATGTAACAAATGTCGGTTGCTTACCGTCTTTCATTATCGCGTTAATCACTCTAAAGGCTTTTAACGCGGTATCGTCGGCAAAGTGTTCATCGATAAGCTGTGGTACGATTTCCTTATAGTTTTCATCGCCGTTAAGGCAAAGAAACATAAGAGCCTGTTCGATTTTTGGTATTGATTTCATGCGGTAAAGTGGGGCGGTTGTTAGCCGCCCGTTATAATTTCATTTTATTAAATCACTTTCCAAATTGATGATGCGTAAAGTTCATTTACTGTTTTGCATTCTGAAACAGCATTAACAACCGCATCAAAGTCAGAAATTAAAAATTGAATAGTGAATACAGCTAACTGACCTGCTTTTTTTGTTGGTAGTGTTACTTTTAGAGTTGTCATTGTGTGAGTGTTTGAATGTTTAACAGCACAAATATAAAACCTTATTTTGATTTTGCTACACCTTTTCAAAAATAATTTAAATATTTTATTCCATCTTAACGCCCATCGAGGCGCGTGTCTTTGTTGGTGCTGCGTTTTGAGTTTGTTTAGAGGTGTCACGTTTATTCCAAGTTACTAACCTACGCCCAGTATCCCACGCATCTTGAGAGGTTAATCGCATTTTACCGTTAGCGAGTGGTTCGCTCCAATAGTTAAAGAAAGCGTTTAAAAGCTCTTTTGTATATCTATCCTTGTAAGGTGTCATTGCTTCAATCAAATCTTGCTCGCTCCACTTTTTAAAGTTATCTTTATTTTTCTCATTATCCTTATCCTTATCCTTATCTTTATATTTATAGGCTTCCGTTTCGCTTTTAATTCGCTTCGGTTTCGCTTCAGTTTCGCTTACAATTCGCTTCATTTTCGGTTTGCTTCCGTTTATATAGTTTGTGTTTCCTTTAGTTAAAATAGGCTCAAATGCAATGAATAAAGCCTTTGCTAAACCGCTTAACTCGGGTAATTTAAAATCGAGCGAATAAAGAAAAATAGCATCGTATAACTCAAGCCTTGCAGCTTCGGGTAGCTCTCTCATTGCTTCATACATTGAACGATAAAATATACATGTATCTCGCTTATCCATTGTAAAAAAAGCGCCCTTTGGTGGCTGCGGTCAGAGCGGCTCGGTTGTTACACTTCGCCTCGCAGCCCTCAAAGGGCTTTAAAATTTTTTAAACTACATTCAGGCTCTGACCTCTGAACGCTTAAAGATACAAAATTTATCGAACCTCTTTACACGATACCCGTGTATCGGTAGTGTATTTTTTACCGTTAATTATAACCGTTGTGCTGGTTGTCATTTGCTCAACGTATCGCTTATTTTCGCGCCGTGTCATTCCGCATTGCTCAATGATTATCGGAGGTTGCGGCTGTTGGTTGCCGTATTGATTAGTGCTACTTTGCATGATTCGACATTCAAAGCATCGCTCGCAGCTTGTAAATAGAATCGCGGCTGCGATTAGTGTGTAGGTTGTTTTCATGGTTTTAGATTATCTGTGATGCAATTTTTCTTTTTTCTTTTATGGCTTTATATTTTTCATAAGCCTCTGATTTTGGTTGTGTTTGACCTAAACCTTTGCAATAATAATCGTTTCTTAAAATACAACGAGCCATTCTTTTCCATGATGGTGCCCAGCATTTAACTTCTAAACAATGCGGAGCTTCATCCGGTATTTTATCATATCCTCTTTTTTTCCACCCAACTATAAATTTTTTAAATCTTTCTTTATAATGGCGCTGCATATTAATTGGAAGCGACTTAAGTAAATAGTTGGTATATGACTCCCAAGTATGTCCATTTGGCTTTGTTATATCATGATAGCCATTAATATTGCCGTGGTCTTGAATATAAAGCGCTCCGCTATTTACTCCACTTACTCTATTTAATAATTTATACCATGTATTTGGTTCTAAAATATGATACAACCATAAGCCTCTTTTTTGGTCATCCCCATAAGGTTGACAAAGCCTTTGGTTGCTTAATTTTACTCCAGCCATTGTCATAAGGTCATATATTTTATTATGACACAAGTCTTTGTTTTTTGAATGGAAAACCCAAATATCTTCTGTTCTCCAATCATATATAGGATAGGCATTATATAGATTTTTAGCTATTTTAGTAGTCCACTTCCATCCATTATATGTTAAGTTCTTTTTGGTCGCTGTAATAGCTCTATATCTATGTAAGCTTTCGTCGGCTCTAATTCCTATGAATCCTGCTGTTAACTTATCTTTTGCATACCATTTACCAAATAATACCATAAATTCTTCAAATTCCATTTTAGGAATATAAAAATCATATTGGCTTAAATCAGATTCTTGTTTTGGCTTTTGTCTTATCCATATACTTTTTTTGTCATTATCCCAACAAGTCCATTTTGGCTGAAAATCACTAACTGCATTTCTCAATAACAATTCAGCGCAAACCCAATGTAAGTCTATATTATCTCGATATAGGTCTATAATTTCTTCAATATGCTGTATCGTTTTTTCATACTGCGCCTCGAGGTCAATTATAAGAACACCAACTTTTCTATTCCTTTTTATGGCTTCTTTCATTACCAAGTGCATCATTACTGTACTATCTTTACCTCCTGAATAAGATATATAAAGCCGCTCAAAATTATTAAAAGCGTCTTCAATTCTATCTTTTGAGGCATCCAATACGTTTTGAATTAAATATTTTTTAGTTGCCATATTAGTAAAGCTCTACTTGTCTGTTAATTATTAAACCTTCTTCGATTGTAACTTGAATTCCTTTATTTAATTCGAGCCACTTATTAAGGTATTTTAAAGCTATGTTATTAGCTATGGTTTGCTGATGTTCGCTTAATAAAGACCAAGCCCCGCTATAACAAGATGGAACACCTGTTTCATAACAAACAGCTGCTTGACCAAGCCACGCTATTCTATTCATTGAGCTATTTGTTAAATAATGTTCGCAACTATATTTCCATTCAACTATTAATTTTTCAAGTATAGACGAAAATAAATCTTCATTTAATAGTATTCTCAAATACTCATTTTCACATTGCTCGTTTGTATATCCTTCCTTTTTTGAATTGTAAAACCCAGCTTTATGGCATTCCCATTTATCGTATGTATGGTATATTCTAATTTCATCAGACTCATTAGGTATTTTATATTGCTCCATTACGTCGCTAACATCATCACTTAATGGCTCAAACTCTTCTGAATAATCTGACGACTCCCAAGCATTTGAAAAATCGCTATTGCTAAATAAATGTTCTAATCCCGAAATTTGGCAAAGCCTCAAAACTTCTTCTTCATCCATTCCAAGCTGTTTTGCTATTCTTTGATTTGTCCAATTTCTGTTTTTTAAATCAATCACAATTTCACTCATTGCATTAATTTGATGTTTTCCTCGTGCTCTATTGTGTCGTATTGTCGAGGCTATCCTATCGTTTTTACTCGTCTGTTCTTTTCTAATTATTACAGTAGGCAAAAATCCGTGTATTCGTTTATTTACTATTTTAGATTCCTTGCCAACTCTATTTCTGTGAAAGCCGTCAATTACTTCTATCTTATCTTCGTGTGGATAGGTTACAATAGGCTGCGTATATCCGTCATTCATGATTGATATTTCAAGCAATTCCATTTCTGGTGGAGCTACTTTATTTGGGTTATAATCATTTGCTGTTACAGAGTCGGATTTTACCCATTTAACAAAATCTACTGGCTCGTTTTTAAACGGGCTATATTGATGTATAAACTCTCGTAAATCATTAATGTAATTTACCTTTTCTTCTAAAGATAAATTATTTAAATCTTTTTCAATTTGTTCTTTTGCGTTCATGTGTTTTTGTGTTTAGTTGTTTATCGTAAATAATCCTCAATTATTTCTACGCACTCCATAAGCCCAACCCCGAACACGGCTTTATAGCCCACGTTGTTGAGGTGCTTTAATATTTCGTGCTGTTCCTGCAAATGCTGGTCGGCGTATAGCGTACCATCCTTGCGCTGCGTTCGTTCGCCGTCTTTCTTAATCTCGATGAAAAGCCCAGCGTAACCGTTCGACGGTTGGCAAATGAATAGGTCAGGGTAGCCGCGATGCGGGTTAAGCCCTTTGTGAATCTTTGCCTGTCCGATACTCATTTTAGTACCCGCGCTGAAATCGAAACGCCAAATAACTTTTGGGTGTTTTATGCGCATGAATTTACTTATTGCGTGGTATATGTCAGATTCTTTGCTCGTTTTCATATTGCTCAATTAAATATTGCCCCCATTGTTTTGCCATTGCTTCGGCAATTCCTGGAAATGTTTTACTTCTTAATTTGCTTCTTTCGTCTGCATCAATACCTTTTTTCATAAAAGCATCAGCATACCATTGAGGTTGTTTTCTTTGTTTTCCTGTTTTTTTATCTATCCAATAAAAAAAATCCCCTTGCCCAACGTGAGTAACGTTTGTATCGAATAAGTTGGGTGTTGAATTATGATATAACAAGGGCAAATTTTTTAACCATAAGCACGTTGTTTTTTTTGCTTCATCACCAAAATAATACGGTTGAATAACTTGATTTGGTGGCATATATATTTTGCTCATAATTCCTACTGGGTTTTCAATTGCAATATGTTTAATGTTTGCTTTTGCTATTGCTAAAAAAAAGTCTATTGCTTGTTGCTGTCTGCCATCTTTTCGTTTTTGTTCAAACCATGCAGCACCACTTACAGCTAAATGAGTACAAGGTGGGAAAGCTATCATAGCATGCCAGTCGTTATTTATAATGTCAAAAACATCGCCTTTATAATGCTTTGCATTTGGATTTCTATTTTCCTGTAAATCGCAACTCCAAGCATCAAAACCCATTTTTTCAAGCCGCCCCCTTACTTCGTCGCTTTCCTCACAAGCAACTAATATTCTTATATTGTTATTTTTCATCGCTCGTAAACCTTTGGAAGCATTCGAATAAACTCAATCTTATAGGAGCGTTCTAAATCGTCGTAAAGGTCGATAACGATGCAGCGGTTGTTATCATAATCGTTGTAGAACTTTCGGTATTTATAATTTCCCTCGTAGTAATCGAATCCGCAAGCCATAAGGTACGAAGCCACGTTCTTATAGTTATGGTCTATAAACTCGCTTAAGTCGCCTAAATCAATTACCGTACTCATAATTGTTCGAAGTATTTAGAAATTAACTGTTGAGCGTTTTCGATTTCAGCTGCGTTATGGCGGTATAAATAGAGGTCGGTAAACTTACCCGTCTTTTTAACCTTTGGCGGTATTCCAATATAGTAAAAGTTCGCCGGGTTAAAGCCCATAAGCATCGAGTACCATACCGCTTGCACGTGGTTAAGGTGCTTTATCATATCGTCGGCGAACGTCTGAATATTCGCCGCGCTTGTGGTCTTAACGTCTGCTATTATGCCGTGTTGCTCCCAGCATAAATCCATCATGCCTTTCGCCTCGCGCTCAATGCCGTTTACCTCAACGCTACCAACCTTAATAAATTCGTGTTCTGATTCGTCGAACAATTGCGCAAGCATCGGTAATTCGTGTATTGCGGTGTAAACGTTTTGAACCATTAGAGGCATCTTTGTAAATGGCTGCTCGAGTAGCTCGAAGTGAAACGCCGCGCCCGCATCTAACGCCGCTTGTGCGTAACTTATGTCGCCCGTGTAAAATCGTTTAATTCGGCTTGCGCTCGTTGCTGGGTGTTTAATATATTGCTCGCGTGTCATAGTCCGTAAATGTCTCTTAAATAACCATCTGCATATTGTGAATGACTTGCTTCAGTCTTAATTGGTTTATATTCTCGAGTCATCCATCCATTCATGTATGCCTCTTTTATCTGCTGCCTTTCCATTGCTTTGGCTTGTCTTTTCAAATCCAAATAATCAGATGTATTAATGTTTAATTGTAGATTTCTGATAGAAGGAGTTTCTCTCATATCTCCTTTTTGTTCTAATTGTTCAATGAACCATTCAACTGCTGTTTGTTTATTTTTCATTGCTTAAATTGTTCGATTTGTTCAAGTGAAATAAATATTTGAAGCTCGAAACCTTGCTTTGCAAATAAAAGAAATTTGCCGTTTTCGAGTATGTACTCACGCGGTATGCTCCAGCTTCCGAAATCGTCAACGATGCGCACCGTATCGAAGCGCGTCGCCTCTGCTATTAACTTATGGTTTAAGCCGTATGCGTTGCCCTTTTTTAGTAGGTGCTTTTCGCGGTTGCGTGTTATGGTTAGCGTTCGCGTTGGCATATCTATTTCGCCAACCTTGCGCTCTTTAGCTTGGTTTGCTAACCGTATCGATAGCCGCAGGGTGTTACCCCCACGGCGTACGATTATGCCATTACCGAAGCTGTCTTCGACTATTGCGGTGTTATCGTCTATTTTCATCGGATTACTTGTGTTTTATGTTCGTATAATTCAATCCCAGCTATTGACTCGATGCCGAGTTCTTTCATCGCTTTAGGCAGCCCGTTTAGTAAATCTTCAGCGTTTAGGTTTGAAGATGCAAACTGAACCGAAAGCACCTTTAACCAGTCTACTTCGCCGTTTATACGCGCCTTAACGGTAGTGCGAATGTTTTTAGTTTGATTGTTCTCGATTGTAGTTGCGTAAAGCTTATCGGTAAAAGCTGCCATAATATCGCCCATTGCCTCGGCTTGCTTAATCGCTTGCGCGGCTTCGGCTTTTAGTTTCGCTTCGGCTTGCGCTTGTTCAGCCTCGAGGCGTTCGTGATATTCTACCATGCGCTTTTTCGCATCGGTAATGAAGTCGAGTAGCGGCTCGGTAGCATCGCGCTCTAATTTAATAAGCTCTTTTTTGAATTGCTCAAGCGGCGTGGTAACCTCTTTACGCGCCGCCTCGATTGCCTTAACCGCATCGCTAACGTCCTTAATAGCGGCGTTCATTGCGGTATATTCGCTCACGTTGTTAATGCTTAATGCTTCACCCGCCGCGCTATTGTTCGCCGCGATTACTTGAGCATTTAAAGTTTGAGGCGAATTAATCGCTTTGTATATTTTTTCGATTGGTATTTGTACCTTTGCAAGTGTGTTCATCTTGTTGTTTAGTTTAGTGATTGAGGGGCGGTGCTTTACCGCCCCTTATTTATTTAATCCCACGGTAAGTCGTTAGCCGCTTTTTGTCCGAATATATCGTCGATGTCGGGCAATTCTTCGAAGTTCTGCGGCGGCTGCGTTTTAGGTGCGAAATCGTTTTTAAAGCTGGCAGCGGTCATCGATTTGTATTCGTCGCTTTCCTTTACCTTTTCCTGCACAAACTCGGGTAGCTTTGAAAACACTTCCTGATTATGCGCGGTCGGTGTATATGTGAAAGCCTCGTTAATCGGTGCTGGACACTCATAACCCTTCATAAGCGGCGCGAAACTGATAATATTCGCGTATGTGTTTTCGCCTTTGGTTACGTGCGCTATGTTAACCATGCACGTTTTACCGAGCATTTTAAATATGTCGAGCTTTGCCGCCTCGGCATCGCTTAACTTTTTGCCCAGCCATGCCGAAATATCGCGGCGTAATAAAGCCTTTTCGTTCATTGAAAGCGTGTAAATGCTGCGAACGTAGTAAGGCTGCTCGCCTTTAGCTTCATCGAATACCGCCTTTTCAGTTGGTAGCTCGAATAAAAATTGAACTTTTCGCTTTTTGCCGGGAAAGTTACCCCCTTGTTCGGTCGTGCCGAGGTCAATAATTTGATAGCAGCGCGCGGGGTAACTACCCTCGGGTGCGATTTGGCGGTTAACCGTGCCGCCTACGGGTGCTGTTAGAGCCATAGTATAAGAGTTTAAAAGGTTTAAAGATTTTCAGATTGAATAGAATGTACAAGGTTGCGGTTAATGCCGTCTACGACCTCGATAAACAGCTCGGTAAATGCGTTACGCTCGAGCGGTTCGTATAGTCGATGTTCATTAGGTACGCCCTCGACTTGTTCGCGGTGGAACTTACGCGCTAAATTTGCCGCGCCTGAATCGCAGCGCGTGTAGATGCCTTTCATGCAGCCGTCGTTAACAAGCATCGTCATAACGCCGCTTAAATGGTCGTACAAATAAAACTCGGTGTCGTTGTAATTCCGGAAAATGGTAACTGTGTCCATGTGTATAAGGGTTTAAAAGTTTAAAAAGAAAGGGCGGTTATTAGCCGCCCGTGTGGGTTTAGTTGAAGTAAGCGTCGTAAGCGTCGGCGGCTGCAAGTAAATCGTTTAATTCGTTTTGCAATACAACTTCTATCGCTTCCATTTCTTTAGTCCAAAAAGACTGCTCGTTCATTTTGTCTAAAATAGCTAAACGCTTTGCGATTTCCGCTTTGATTGTTGGGTTAATTCTGAAACCCATTTCTGAAAATTCTGTTCTCATGGTGTAAATGTTTAAAGTGTTTGATTGTTTAACACTGCAAACATACAACTATTATTTGAACCTGCAATACTTTATCAAAAATAAATGCAAAATAATTTACAAAACGCTGATTTTGTGCGTATTATTTTAACGCCGTAACAATGACCGCGCCTAAAATTAAGCCCAAACCGAACTGCGCCGCGCCCGTTTCGTACCATTTCTTGCGGTCTTCTACGATTACATTGTTAACGCCTGTAATATTCACGTATGGATTATCGACACTTATACGAACTACCTTATCGCGCTTGCGAAAAATAAAGCCTTTACGCAGCGTGTCGCCTATTGCTACGCTATAATTAACGGGAATTATGATAGAATCGATTTGCAACCGCCCTAAGCGGTTAATCGTGCCGCCTATCGATAGCCATTTGCCCTCACGCCCGAAAGTTCGCGGTAATTTTAAGTGCGGAAAGCTATCAATATACACCGTTTCGCCTAATTCGAACTCGGTTTTAACGATTGTTTTCGTTTTTACTTTTGCCAGCGCATCGATTCGCGCAAGTTCTAACCGCGCCGCTTCACCCTTCAAAACTTCATTAGCTGCGTTTTGCTGCATTATTGTAGCCGCTTGCGTGTAAAGTGTTAATGAATCGTTTTTAATGCGTTTAAATAGCTTATTTTGATTGTTCGTTAAGTCGCTTACTTGACTTTCTAAAATTTTAGCCGTTTGGCACGTGCTAATTAATGCCATTATTAACGCCGCGCAAACAATCGCCAGTAATATTTTAACGGGGTCGAAACTAAATCGGAACTGTGCCATTTGCGACATATAGCAAGAATAAAGTTATATTGTTTTCGATTTCGGCGCGTTCTTTTAGCCTATCCTTTAGCAACTCAATAGCAAACTTAACAGGCATACCACGTTCGAGAACATAAAGCGCGGCGACTTTTGTTAGTCTTTCATCGCAGCCCTGATGCGTATCGGGAAATTTAGCCGTTATATTCATATTTGACGCGCCGCTTTTTTAATGAGCAATCGTATAACATCGTCCAAACGGTTTACGCTGTCCTCAATCATTTTAGCAAGGTCGGCGCGTTCGGTATCGCTGGCATCTTTATAATCTAACATCATTCGAACAAGCCCACCGATAGAGGTTAGCGGCTGCCTTAATTCGTGGCTTAACATAAACCGAAATTCCTCGAGTAAAATCTTTTGTTTTTCGTGTTCGTGGCTCGAAATTGAAGTAACGTCTACGAGCTGCATACCGATATAGTGAAAACAATCGAATATCGAGTAAATATTCCAAAGGTTATACCGAAGGCTGCCGTTTTTTTGCTTCGTTCGGGCGTAAACTCGTATCGGTTCGGGGGCTTTGTTTTGTGCTTTATGGATAGCCGATACCATATCGTCTCGGTCGGCTTCCGTTGCGCTTATATCTGCAATGTTTACGGGCTTAATATGGCTCGCATATTCGCGAAATAAATCATTTGAGGTCAAGATTTCGCCGCGCTGGTCGGTTACTATGTAAAAGAGGTCTATACTATTCTCGAGAATATAGAGGCTTGACATATTGCAAAGATAAGTTAAACGTAAATTAAACGCTTAACTCATTGCGTAATTCGTTAACCAACGAACGCCACGCCGCACCACAGCTCATGAGGTATTTTGCGGACATCCAAAGCGTAAAGCCGAATACTACACCGTTAAAGAGTACATCATAATTCATAGGCGTTTCCATTTCTTGCGTATTTCTTACGGGCTGAGGTTTGATGGTGTAGTACGTGGCTGCTGGGTACAAAGATACATCGCACGGTTGAATTGTATCAAATGCCGTCAAAACTTTAACAGGCTTTGGATGCACATAAGCACCACTCATTACAGCCTCATAGCTTTCTTTGTTCGCTTGCGCAAAGCTTGTGTCAGCATTTGCAACCTCCCAGCTCATGGTGTCAATATTGAGCTTGTTATGCCGTGCAATCTTTATAGTATCTCTACGCACTTGTATCATCGCTCTTTGCTTTTGGAATGTACCCGGCAGCGATTAGGGCTGTAACAATCGCTGCAAGTGTTTCGGTTGAAATTACTTTGAAGATTAACAGAAAGATTGAAATTAAAATCATAAGGCTGCCAATTGTGCTACGCCAATGCTTAACAATGATGTCAATGATTCGCCTTGGTTTGGTAGCACGTTTTCGCATGATTTAAATTACGCGAAATGCGAGCGAGTGTTGGGGCAAATAATGGCTATTTATTACAAAGTGAGAAATAGAGGTTCGCCTCTCCTCGCCTGCGATTAGTCAAGCCTATAATCACTTCCTTACCTACTTTATTCCAGCGCAAAAACTCGTCCAATATTGAGGGGTCAGCATTGTTCGCCTTTGCTTTCTTTAGTAATGCCGATTTTATAAATGCGCCTATGCCCACGTTATAAGCGAATACAATCAACGCATCAAATTGGCATTGATTAATATTCGGTAGGTGCTTATTAACGGCAGCCTCAAACGGCTCAAGGGTGGCAAGTAAAAGCTGCGTTGCTTCCTTTTCGTTTGTGAGCTTTTCGCCGAGAATTACCTTCTTGCCATTCGGATAGCGTGTAGAACCGTAGCCTATCGTCGGCACACCAGCCGCACAGAGGTATGAACTCAAGCGCAATCCCTCGTACTTCTTAATCAGATTTAGACCGAGAATCGAGGTGCTGCGCATTTAGATAACTAAATATTGAATGTTTGCGACAAGCGATTGGAATGCATAATCAATGCTTGGACCTTGAACATTTATTGATATAGCATTATTTACCGTATCAGCTTGAATACCAAATCCAATTAAATCTGCAATATTACCATTCATAAATGTAACTATTCCAGCGCAATCCCTTGGGGTTGAAAAATTAGATGCAACTGGTGGCGTTAAATTAAATGAGGCAATCGAAACACCATTAATGATTTGTAATTCAAAGTTTGCGGTCATAGTAACTACATCATTGACCCTTGAATAATATGCGCTAATTGCTGTTATTGTGCAGTCGTTTTCGCCCGATGTATTGATGACAAACGAACCGCTTTCGAACTGTGGTAAGCCGTCATAGATATTTTGCACCTCAATCTTCTTGGATTGGTCTGTATTTGTATCTACGATGTATAGTATATCGTCGGGTGCTGCCGTGCCTAATGATGGTAAATCGGTTACTTTAACGCCTGCCATAATGGTTGATTTTTACAAATTTACAAAGAATTTAGATACGTTAACGCATCTTCTGAATTATCAAATTGTTGCTCGTTAAATGTAGTCGATGTGGTGGCAAAGCAATACACGCCCGCCTCACTTATAATGTGCAGGCTTTGGCTATCTACAAGCTCCCAATTAGGCTCGATTAATTGCGCATTGATTTCGCTGTTGGCAACGGTGGAATAGAATTGAATCGATGTTTGTGTGATGTTTACGTTTGTCATAACTTTTCGATTGAATACATTGAACCAAAATTAGTATCTGTTGAACCAGTGTTTACAACTGCAAATACAAAGTATCTCGCAAGCGTCCAATTGATAGCACAAGTTGTAACAGCATTATAAAGACCAATATCCATAGAAATACCAAGACCTGCTGCAAAAAATACTTCAGTATTATTAGTGCTATTTTTAATAACCAAATGCCTAATCATTTGATTTGTTAAAAAACTATTAGCCCCTGCATTTTGATAGCCTCCAATCAAAATAGGTGAACCTACCAAATCTGCCGTAGCATTTACATAAATTCTCAATACTTGATTACCATTAACACCTGTTTTACGCGTTCTATAAGTAACCCTTACAACATCCCCTGCTGCAAATGTATTGGCAGGAATCAATTGTGTATATACTACATTGTTTAAGTTATTTGTAAACCCTGCACTATCGGTAGTTGTTTTAAATATTGTAGGCAGACTTGGAAATACCGCAACGCTTCCATCCCCTCGCACATAGTCAGATGTCGTGCCTCCGAGAACATTGCCGAGCGAACGGTTCTTCCAAAGGTTGTTAGCCCCTGTGGTGTAGACCAAAAAGTCATTGTTTGCAGGCGTTACGGTTGTAATGTCCACATCCGAAAGTTCATCGAGCTGGAATCCGTTTTGAACGAAAACATATATCTGACCGTTGCCAGCGTTAGCCCTTTCGACTATCCCAATTCGGGTTAAGTGATTCGGGGCTAATGGCAGGACGTTCGTTAAAGAGCCTGCGGTATTGCCAACGTAAAGCGTATCCCCTGCCGTATAAGCGTTTGTATTCAATCCATCAATTACGCCCTGCGTTATGATGTAGCCTTTTTGATTCGGTCCAATTGAACTACTAAACACAAGTCCTATTGTTTTGGATGAAGTTGCCTCGCTTGTGTTGTTCGCGAGCTTTACGGTCATCCTGTCGCCCGTTGCCCCAAAAGCATACACAGGCTGCCCTCGGTTGATTGTTACGCTGTCGGCATTCGTTACATAAGCGAACATCTGATTCGGAGCAACGCCCAACAATTGGAAGTTCGTGCCGTCATAGATTGCGATGAACTGCTGGTTAGCGTCAATATCGCCGCCTATAATTGGTACTACATTATTCTTTGCGATGTTAACCGCTCCGAGACCGTTAATGTTTAGCGTGGATGCGCCTGTATTCGCGTTGGTAAATCCTATTGCATAAGCATCATTTAAGCCGTATGAGGTAACGCCGGGAATGCTTACGGTATAAGTATCCGTTCCGCTTGCCTGACCGCCTTGCATGCCTGTCGCTGCCGTGCTTGCAATGGTAAAGCTCGGATAAGTGCCGCTTATTGAGATGTCCGTTCCAGCGGTTAGCGATACAATTTGGTCTGGGGCTGTATTGCTTACAATATTGCCTGTGATGTCAATGCCTGTGCCTGCGGTTAGCGCATCTTGCTTGCCGTCAAAGGTTGACCAATCTCCCGAGCTTAAATATCCATCACTACTCGCAGATGCTTGGCTTATGCTTATATCGGGAGCCGAGCCACCAGTTGATGCTAATGGAGCAGATGCGGTTACATCGCTTACAAGTGGTGTCGGAAATATACCAATTGAGCCATCGCCACGAATATAATCGAAAACAGTACCACCCGGCACATCAAACTTACCGTTGAATGTTTGCCAATCAACTGCGCTTAAATATCCATCAGTTACACTATCTGCTTGGCTAATGCTGATATCAGGCGTAGCCCCACCACTCGATGCAATTGGGCTTGTGCCTGTTACTGCTGTAACGCCACCACCACCGCCACCGCTTGGAATGTTTACCTCAACAACGCCGGGCGAAGTGAGTGAAGCAGTAACGCCATTGCCTGTAAAGTTTAGCGTTGTAGTGTTGGTGCTTACGTTTGTGCCTTCGTCCTTTACGGTTAGCGGAGTTCCACCACCGCCACCAATTGCCACCAACGGGTCGGCTGTTGTGCCGTTTCCTGTTATTGTTATTCCATCGACAGCGACCTCGGTTAGGCACGGTGTACACGGCTCGAAATCGGGTAAAGGTATATCGCTTGTTGCGCAAGTATCGTAACAGCCGTCTTCGTTAAAAGTAGTAACGACCGCGTCCATTTCAATCGATACGCAAGCCCACTCGAACTGCGGCGGTAATTGCTTTATCTCGTTCGTATAGCCGTTC